GGAGAAGAAGGGTATCTCAGCTATGGCTCTGGTGCTGGCGTACTGTGTGCCTAGCTGGTAGTCGTGTTGCACGTCACTCAGAGCCTGATGCATCCTGTCATTGACCGTGGTACCGTTCTCCAGATTGGATTGGTCACCGAAGTCAGGTTCATTGAACACTGTGAAGTTACCCACTACATCCTCGTTAGTGCCGACATTCACCCCTATCATGTTAGCCACCCCTCTCAAGAGGCTGCCAATTGTTGTGTACTCAGTACCATCTGCCGCTAGGAAGTCACCATCTCCCTCAGTTGCGACGCTGAAAACGAAAGTGGAGCCAGTCTTGCTGTCATACTTGGCACTGCTACCATCGGACAAGTATACCCTGCCTATCTTGGGGAAGCCGTAAGTCCCCCATGATGCCAAGTCGGTGCTCTCGTTGTTCAGGGGCTTTACATGCATAGTTCCTGCTCCAGAGGTCCAATTCATGTTGACTTTAGTAGCAGTGACTGCGTATGACCTGCGCGTAGAATATGACTCGTGAGCTAGCATGCTCTTCTGAAACACGGGTCTGGTGTCGATGGCACCTTGTCCCGGACCACCTAGGGTCACTGTGACCACAGGCGCATTGGGCTCTATCTCCTTGACTATGTGGGAGTCAGGGCTACCCCTACCGGAGAAGTTCATCGCTCTGGAGACTATCGAGTCGCCTATGCCTATGCAGTTGATTGTCTCTACCGCTCCTTCTCCGGGAACGCTCTCCTCTATGCTCCTGACCTTCACCCTGCTCATCATGTACAGCAGGGCCGCTTGGTTGGGCGTGCTGCTGATGTTCACCTTGGAGAGCAGTCCGCTCCTCTTCCTGTCACACGGTTGCACTATGATACGCATGTCGTTGTCAGAACCACTGGTCAACAGGTAGTTGTCCACGATGTCGAACACCTCGTGTATGGGTGTGGCCGACGAAACTGTGCCGGTATCGAACTGGCCAGCAGATGGGCTACCGACAGCCAAGTCCGGGTCCACTCTCCTGTAGCTGCCCTTGTCAGTGATGGCCTTGTCCTTGTTGACCTTCTCCAAGTACAGCTTGTGGAACACTGAGTCATGGGTGCCAGTCGTGCTGGTCGAGTCGAGTATCACGCCGGGGGTCTGGTTCTGTATGGAGTCTGAGTTGTTCCTCGGTGTGTAGTTGGCTGGTGTGAGCGACTCGTCTATCTCGTCGTCAGAGGAGTACCCCTCTGAGGTATCACCCACTAGACTGTGGTCATACAGTATGGCGTCATTGGTGTTGATGTCCTGTGAGCTGACGTCTATGTAGCCTCCGGGGGCATGTAGGGTCATCCCTGAGGATATGGCATGTATGATTGAGTCGTATATGTACTCAGCCCCACTCACTAGCGTATCGGAGGACGGGACTGTCTTCTCGACCATCAACAGCGGTTGAGTCACCGTAGTGAAGGTGAGAGTGCTATTGGAGAAGGACCCGCTGTTGGTGGATACGCTAAGCTCGAATGTAGTACCATTGGTAATACTGGAGACAGTGGCACCAGTTGGTATACCATTTCCCGACACAGCCATACCCGGTATCAGGAACGCCGTGCTGTCTATGGTGATGGTTGGGTCATTGTTGTAATCGCATGTCGAGTCGCTGAACGTCTTGCTCACACTCTCCCCAGTGAGGTCTATCGCATTGTAGTGTATCTCCACGAAGGGAGCTAGTGTGGGAGTCAGGTCAGACAGCCTAGGAACGTGTAGGATAGCCACCCTGCTCTCCTTCGATGGCTTGACGTGGTACTTCCGTATGTCACTGCTGATATGCGTCTGAGCGTCATCAGGGTCATGTTTCTGGAAGGGTGGTATGGGCCCCTTGAGTGCGAATGGGGTGTAGTCGAAGTTAGGCCCGCCGATGGCAATGAGCTTCCTCTTGCCAGCAGGTGGGCTGGTGGTGCCGTTGTAGGAGTTGTACGCGGCAGTCACAGTGCTACTGCTGACGACGTCCTTGATTTCCACGGCTCCGAACTCACGGTAGAGGTCGAGCACGCTGTTGATTGGAACTACCTTGTCTATGCCGCTCTGCATCTCATCGTAGATGATGTCCACCACATCAGCAGAGCCATCCGCTCTCTGGTCAATCAGCTCAGCGGAGGCCTTGGGTAGTATCCTGAGGTAGGAGTGCCCCTCTACGTGGTTCTCTGTGTGCCTACCGCTGTGTCCTATCTGGTAGGCGGCATCCACTGTCGTGGGCCACGTGGCGGCGAAGGGGTTGTTGGTATCAGAGGTGGTTGTTGCCATTGCCGACGAGTACACGAAGCCATGGTTGCCGAACTCGCTCTCGTCTATCACCATCTGCCCGGTCCTGTCTACAATCTGGGATGTGTAGTGGGGTGGCTGGTATGGGTTGCCTGTCGCGGTATCCAGCAACAGGTCGGAGCTCACTACGACGAAGTGGTTGTCTACCCCAGCGCTCCTCGTATGCAGGGCAGGGAGCATGCCATTGGTGGATGAGGCGAAGTCTAGGTGTATGCTAGACACTAAGATAGTGCCAGTAGCGGTATTGATGTTGTGAAGCCTTACTCTCTCGGGAGGTTTGCCATTGGGGGCCTTCGTGTCTGGGTCAATACCATTTGGGTTGATTAGAAGGTTGTAGGGAGTGTGAGAGATGGCATGTGTAGATAGTGAACCAGATTGATAATCTAACACCTTGTAATCACCGCTAGAATATTTATGTACGCCTGTATGTAGACCACCGGCCTCTGTTGCCGTATCCTTTGAGAATACATAGTGGCCTGAGACTGTCTCTAATCCAGTTAATTGCTTTGCGAGTTTTACGGCATCAGTTGTGCTTACTGTTATTTGTGAGAGAGTGATTGAACTACCATCTAAAGTAAGCGATGAGTTAGCTATGGAGGAGAATGTGTAGACGCCTTCTATCGGTGATATCGGCTCCTCGAACCTGTATAGCAGCAGTGTGTCTGCATCAGGCAGTGGGCAGTTGTTGTTTATCATGGCGCTCTTGAAGTTGCCATTGATATGTATGGCCTCCATAGTCCCACGGAACTTGCCTCCCTTGCCACCGATGTAGGTCTGCTTGGATGACTCGGCTAAGATGAGGTTCTTGTTCTTGGTGGACTCTGCTGCGACCAGCTCCCCGTTCACGTACAGCTCGACCGAGGATGGCCTGACAGCCCCGACCACGTGTATCAGTGGCCTGTGGTTCTTGTTGAGGTCAGTCGCATCGTCCCTGCCACTGACGAAGCGGTTGTATGAGTCCTGCACCCCTTGGTACTCTATGTGCGGGTATACCATTCCCTCGTACCTGTTGGATGAGAAGTTCGCAGTGGTGAGGGTCACCTGAGTCTCCCCGTTCTCGCCCGCTAGGGTCACGGTGAACGTGGCTGGTCCGGGCGTGTCGATGTTACCTAGAGTGAGCTCGAACTGCCCCTCCTTCTCTATTATAGTGCCACCGCAGTCAGGCATGACCCAAGCCTCTACCGTCATATAGCCACTGAAGGAGCCTGATGTGGCACTGCTACCCCTATAGGATAGTGGTGAGTCCTCGGATATGATTGGCCTGACATCCGGGGTGCCTTGGGTGGTCTTGGTTCCCAATGAGGAGAATGAGCCCTCGGGGACGACTATGCTGTCGGTTATGCCATTGAAGAACATCGCATGGTTCTTACGGCTGATGACTGTCATTTCGCTCACTCCATCAGGATAGTATCATGTTGTCTATTGGGGCGAATATCATGTTGAAGTTGTAGACCGACTCACCAGCGTCGTAGGTTATGTCGAACTTCTGCACAGCTCCCTGTATGCCAGTCAGCTCGTTTGCTAAGTCCAAGTCCACGCTCGCAGGGAGGTTATTTCCTTCCGACGTCTTCTCCTTACCGTAGTAGAAGCCTGTTGGCATGAAGAAGTTACGAGCTACGTACTTCTCCCCTCCCTCTGCTTTGAGTGTCGAGTTGTATGGTATCTGTATGCCGACTATGTAGTCTCTCATTTCACTGCCAGAAACACTCGATATACCTAATCTATTACGAGAAGCTGTTATATCGGCTGCTATTTTAGTTCTTCTAGTACTGTTGTTTATGATTCCATAGAGGTCTTGGACCTTATCCCCAGCGGATTTTAGAATCGAATCAGTCCCACCTGAGAATTCAGTAAAGACAGGCTCCTTGAAGTAAGAGCCCGTAGATGCGTTGGAATTAGTGCCTACTTTCTTGAATCTAGGGGTAATCCTTCTTGCAGCGGTATCTCGCCCATTCGTCCTCATAGATATCGAGACAACACAATTCGCTGATTCTAGATTGCTACTACTATCTGCCTTAAGACCCTCAACGACTTGAGCAGTGTACTTAGATGAAAGTTGGGCGTTTATGTATGCCACAACTGCTGTTGCTATGTCTTCTGGAGTGCTACTATTGTGAACTAGGACAGTTGGAGTGCTACCCGCACCGGCAGTAGCGTGGTATGCCGTGCTACCTGAGCCATTGTTAGTGAATGGTATCGAGTCGAATTCTGATGCATTGACTGCGGTAAAGCTCTGAAGCTGTAACTCTATGCCAAGCAACTGAGGTATGTTGGTAGAAGTAGCAAAAGGTGAGTGAGTTGCTGACCTTGCTCCTAAAAGCACTGGTGATTCTAATTTACCGAAGTTGATTGACGCGGAATGAGGTGCGGCTGGTGTGCCATCACGGTCGTCCGCTATGATGCCTTGGATGTTTATCATGGCGCTATTGACGTTCCAGTCCATCCCTACCCTTCTGCTACCAGTCCAAGGGAAAGCAACGCCGCCAACCTTCCTCGTGGTGCTGAGGACCATGTTAGTTGCATCCAACTCTATGAGATTGCCGTTCTCCTGAACCAGTCTGATAGGGACGCCCTTGGCCATCAGGTGTACCTCCCACGAGCTCTTCCCCCACCGGAACTACGTGAGATTTCTTGCTGTACCAAGTCGCCTATCTCTCTTGCCATGGCTCTCTTGTCAGTGGCATCGGTCATACCGCTGAGATTGAATGTCATATCGAAGTTGTAAGTAGCACCTCCTGATACCGCTGTACCTACGTTAGTGGTGCTACCACCACCACCGCCTCCCCCGCCGAATATGTCCTTACCGAAGTTGTACACTCTCTCCAGTGCATCGCCTATCAGGCCGAACAACCTGCCTAGCGTATTGTCGTACACTCTGCTCATGAAACCGGTTAGGCTGCTCCAAGCGTTGCGTATCCCGGAGAAGACTCTCTTCGCCGCTGACTCAAGGCCATCAAACGCGAAGGTCAAGGCCGCTGTGAAACCATCCCACAACACGCCTATGGTCCCGTCCCATATCGATTTGGCGTTGCCAAGGGCCTTGCTCCATTGTCCTGTGAAGAGATTGAAGAAGAGCATCATGCCGTTCTTCAGCAAGTCCCATATTGGCATGACTATGCCATCCCAAAGCGACCTCATGACCTTAAGCAGGGGCTCGAAAGCGTCCTTTATGAACTCGAAGGCATCGACAGCCTTCTCCTTTGCGAACTGGAAGGCTTTACCTAATGCGTCCCCTATCTTGGATGCGACACTACCGAGTTTCTGCATTTCTCCGCCTATTCCCATCAGAGTCTTGCTCATGCTAGCAAGTTGATTGAGAACTATGCCTATTCCCTTTGCCATTAGAAGTCCTCCGTCTCAAGGAACGTGTAGTCGAAGTCGACAGTGTCGTTGCTAGTGTTCTGGGAAGCCTGTTGCTTCTCATGCTGAATCCTCTCCTCCTCGTTAGCCGCAAGGGCCCATGAGAGGGATTGTCTGAAGATTGGCTCGCTCATACTGTACACCTCATGTAGTGATATGCTGTAATGTTTCGCTACGATGTAGGCGAACAATTGCATCTGCATGTCTAAATCTTCGGATGACTCTATCTTCCGCTTCTTCAGAAACTGCCGAACCCTCAACTGTTCGCCTTCGTAAAACCCCCTTGCATTGCCTCCGCCAGCTCATCTGGCTTAGGTAGTAGTGCTGCTATCTGCTGGCCCACATAGGCATTGAGGCTCATCATCTCCTCGACAGACAGGTCTGGGTTGGTTCTGACCACCCACTCTTTGAAGGCGTAACGCCAGTAACCGTCTAGGTTGATGGATACGTCATCCCCTTGCATAGAGAACATGCTCTGTGCTGCTTTCTGCACGTCAAAGAACGTAAGGTCCCTCACCCAGACTTCCATTTTCATGTCTGGGTTGTCTTTGTCCGCACTTATCTCGTGCCTTTGTTCACTCTTCCTCGTAATCAGGTTGTTCTTGTCTACTATCGTCATGTTGTGTCACTTCCTCGGTTGCAGCCTCTTGCGAGGGGGCATCCGGCTTATCTTCGGCAGCCTCTTGCGAGGGGGCCTCCGTTTTGCCTTTGGTCGGTTGCTCGACTATACCTGCGTCATCACGTCTCAGCCTTAACACTACCTCAGATTTGGTACCTCTAATCGTGATTCCCCTAAGTCTGCACTGGTCTTGTAGCTCACGCACGGTGAAGGAGTTGTAGTCGACCTCCCCGCCGAACGGGTTCTCGTCTACAACCTCCTCAACCTCATCAGGAGCCTCCTCAGCTTGAGCTTCCTCCTCCTCTTCCTGAGCTTCTTCGATGCTGTCTTCGTGAGTCTCCTCCTCTCTGTCTTCGATGGGCTCAGCATCCTCCTCGAATATCTCCTCGATTACCTCCTCTATGACTTCTCCTATGTCGTCGGCTAGACCCTCTATGACACTCATGGCCGCCTCGACCCAGCTAGGCTTCTCCTCGATGACATCCTCAATCTGCTTGTCCATGAGCCTCTCGAGCACCATGTCATCGACCTCGCTTCTGGTTCTGGATACAAAGAGGCTTGAGGCCCATTCGGTGTCGGACCTCAATTCGACTCTCTGCAAGAGCCAGTGCACGTACTTCTCATGTGAGTTTCGTCGGTAGTAGTTGACTCTACTGACGGCTATGGGTAGCATGTTATCACTCAGGCATGTATGACGGTATCGACTGCGATGACCTTCACTGCCTTTGGTAGTATCTTCAACGTTGCTCTTAGTGGCCCCTTGTCCTCGGGTATTGGTAATGGCGCCTCCACTATGTAGTAGTCATCAATGAGTATGTCTATGCTCTCTGCCGTGCCACTGGACACGACCTTGGTGAACGAGAGGCGTATCATGTCGGAGTCTGTCTGTGCCGCCTCGTCCGTGTCGTCGAAGTTCTCCACAGCCCTTCTCATGTTGTGGTAGAAGAGCGGGTCGTCCACTATTATCTCCATATCCAGCTCGTACTCGGTCTTGCCCTCGACTGCCAGAGTGGGGTTGCGACTCCCTGCGAACGGTACTTGGTCTGTCGAGCTATTAGCTGTATTAGCGGCGTTTATCGTGTAGTACTGCTCTACGCCAGTGCTACCAGTGAGTGTGAAGGAGACCACTTGGCCCAGTTGGGTGCCGAGCATCGAGATGTTGCCGTTGTAGAACATGAATGGCTTCTGCGTGCCCTTCTCTATTCCGGACTTCTTTCTCTCTACCTCTGTGTTGGCAGTGTCCTCAAAGAGCCTGTGGGTGTTGTATCTGTCTCCACTATTCTTACCGCCTGAGAAAGAGGCAGTCAGCGTGATGACACTGTCTGATATGGCTGTACCACTAGGAGTCGTGTTACCAGCGGAGGACTTGTCGTCTTGAGTCAGAGTCACGACCGCATCTGATGATGTGGCCCCAATCTTCAGAGTTCCTGCCGCTTTGGCCGCATTGACTGCTGCGGCTATGTTGGTGGCAAATTGATTGGCATTGCTGTTAGCATTGCTAAAAGCTATCTTTGTTGCCGTAGATGACGACAAGCTGTTATCGATGCTGAAGTTCACGGTATTGGTGCCATCGCTGAGTGTAAGCACACGTGTGTTGGCTTCCCCGGCACTCTTAGAGAGAGCGGTCAAAGTTGCAGTGGCCACAGCTCCCTCCAGTCTACCGGTGTCCGTGTAACACAGAGCCGAGTCGAAGTTAGCAGTGAGCCTGAGAGCGGCATCCGTGTCTGCGGTCAAGCTGTAGCTAGTGACCTTGCACCCACGGAAGACACGTGTAAGTTGCTTGGAGTCAGTCGCCCCTCCATCGAATGTGCCTGCATTGCTGTCACTGTCCCTTCTCCTCACACTGACTTCCATTGCGAAAGAGGGCACTGTGGCTCTTGAGAAGAACAGGTGACTAACTGGGTTTTCCAATCCACCTGTCGTAGCGGTTCTATGTGGACTGCCATTGCTATTATCTGTTGCATATCTAGCGAACTCAACCACGGTATCGTCCTCGTACGAGTAGAGAAGTGGGTCATCCAGCCAGATGGTCCCTGCACCCCCGCTGACTGTGATGGCCACTATCCTACGCGCTTCTTCCTTCAAGGCCTTGTCTATGATATTAGTTGCATTGACATTCGGCCAAGCATCAGCATCAGCATCACCACCAACACCAGTATCGCGGTAAGTCTGGACATCTACTCTGTTTGTGGTATTTGTGGCGGAGTCACCACCAAGTAGGAAGACGTAGTCCCCAACAGATATAGCACTCCCGCCAATAGCGGGGTCCGTGCTACCGCTACTGTCGAACTTTATGAGAGAGGCACCGGAGCTGACAGCGCCATTGAGTTTGAAGGTATCACTAGCATGCCCGTCCTGTCTGACGTTAGGTGCGCTTACCACTTCCTGACCCAAGCAGTAGTAGAACCACCTACCGTTGTGTATGTTGCACTCGAAGGACCCGCCAACGTTAGTGAACCTGCCGGGAACCTGAACTGCGACATCCCTACCAAGCCCCACAACGTGGTACCTCTTGAGGTCCACCTTGGTCTCCGGTAGGGCGACAGTACTCACCAAACCGACGAACTGGTCTGTGAGCACGCTCTCAGAAGTCGCGTTAGCGTCATCTTGGTAAGCCATATCAACATCAATAGAAGGTGTGGTGAATGGTAGGATTGTCATGGAGTCACCAGCTTCGGAGTCCTTGTCAGCGGCGCTGTGGTCCGTCTTCAGAGCTGGTGTTATGGTCAGCTCGGTCTTACCGTCGTTGTCGTTGTTAGCGTCATTAGCGACCTCTTGCTTGATAATCGTGAATACTCTACCTGTATCGGCGTAATCATCTTCCTGTGAGAAGCCAGTGCTACCGCCTGCTATCGAGAATATCACTCTGCTACCCACTAGCATACCATTGGGGAACTCGAGTATGCCAGAGTTCACAGGGGTATTTGCGGTTCCACCGCTCAGCACAATGACACTCGTGTCCTTCACCAAATCTCGATGAGGCGCATTAGCTGCGTTAGCCCCGCTCTCGAACGAGGCAGTGAACTTGAACGAGCCTGCGTAGTTGTGCTCCAAGAGTATGCCAGACTCGTGTCCGAACGTTACTTCGGACAAATCTCCACGATATACTGTCGACGGCATGTTCCTCTACACCTCACGGGATAAGCTCTGCAAAGATAACTACTTCTATCTGGTAGTTCATTCTGAAGAGTTTCTTGGTCCTATCTGACAAATCTGTCCTTGTTTTATATACCAGCCTGTCGAAGTTAGTACCATCTCCCTTCCTCTTCAGGTGGATGCATCTCCTGAGCTCGTTCTCCATGGCTTGGAAGTGCTCCCTGCTACGTGTGGTGCGCATGTCCACAGTGATGTTTATTCTGGTTGTGACGAAGTCGTACAGCAGCTCTGGAGTCTCCTCGTTGTGCGCTGTCTCGAACACGAGCACGAAGTCAGTTCGGTCTAGGTCGAGGCGCTTACCCCTCTCTGCACCTGTGTCGGCTATGTCGATTATGACTGGCTTGTAGTTGTCAGTGTTACCCCTGTTCCAGTTATCGTTGAGGACGTCAATGACGACGTTCAGACCCTCTTTGAATGTGGCTACCATGATTAGAACTCCATGAATTCGGTCTTCCTGCGCTGGCGGTCATAGGCATCGTGGTCTGGCACTATCTTGCCTCCGACGTTTCTCAGCTTGTTCTGTATGAGGGTTGGGGACTCGGTCATCATCCTTCTGTCCACCCTGTCCTTGAGCGCTAGCTCCTGCTCCAGAGTAGCTTCGTCCTCCTCCACTTCGCGCTCAGAACGCTCTACTGCCTCACGATAGTCGCCATCCCCCTCCTTGATGGCTCTCTGCAACTCCTGTTGCACCTCTCCGCTACTGAGTTCAGCATCAAGCTGCTTCTTGTACTCCTCGTAGACCAAGCGCTCCATTTCCCTACTCAAAGGTAACGACCTCCACGTACCTGCCGAAGACCTTGTCTATGTCAGCCCTGTAGAGTTGTATCTTGGCTCCTAGGTCCACGTTCTGAGTTCCTTCTGGTACGAGGACGCTTCTGTCGTCGTTCATGAGCAGGTCTATTGCGACCATCTTGGTGGTGATGTCCTCTATCCCCTTGTCTACGTACCTCTCGCCATAGATGTAGGACGCCTTGACGGCATTCCACTCGAAGAACGGGTATGAGTTGTTGAAGTAGATGATACCCATCTCCGGGTCCATCCACCAGTCCCTTAGCCTGCCCCTGTCACCACTCGAGCTGCCTCCCTGCAAATCGACTTGTAGCTTGTGCTGAGTCAGAGTACCTGCTATGTCTGATAGCGCACTGCCTACGACTATAGCGCATCCAGTGAATGTGGTGTCGGTCTTGCCCGTGTATCTGAATACGTCACCACTAGCATCGACCACTACGCCAGCATCAGCGAATCCGCCAGTGCTGTCCACAGTGATTGTGGTGCTATCGAGGGATGAGAAGGTCGCGGTGTTGGATGCCGTTTGACTGATTTGTATATTGCTGTCAGTAGTGACTATGCTACAAGTCTCACCGCCCTTAGTGCCTCTCATGCTGGTTATCTTGACTATGCCACTACCTAGGTCGGAGTTGGCTGTAGCTAGGAACTCGTTGTTTATAGCCACATTAGACGTGTTGCCCTCTAGGATGAACGCAGGAGCGAACTCGACAGCGGTCTTGCCCACTCTGTCCTCCTTGTTGATTAGGTCAGAGAGGTTCTGAGCTGACGTTATCTTATCGAAGTCAGCTCTCCAGTTGTTGGTACCACTACCGATTGTGAGGGTTCCCGAGCTACCATTGCCGGGAGATACCACAATGGACCCGCTCAGTGAACGCACGTCATCTGGTAGTGTGATACGAGCCTCAGCAGCTCCTATCTCCCTGTAGTCGTCGCCCTGCCATAGCTCTAGTCTGAGAATCTGCTGAACGTTCCTGAACAGCAGTGGGGTGGTACCGACGTAGTCGGTGTAGTATCGACGTCTGTATGGCTTGTACGTGTCGAAGTTGATGTACTCGGCCTGCACCAAGTATGGGCGCCAAGCATTGTGAGTGAGATTGTCGATGTGGTCCTGCATACGCAGTATGACGTCATCCACCTTCTTCTTGGTAATACCACGGGTCCTCCCGTTGGTGAATGAAGCTGTGTTCTGGACGTATGCGTTATCAGCGCTCTGGAAGTCCGCTGCCGTTATGGTTGAGCTGAATCCCAGCTTCACTCCATTGATTGAGCTAGTGATAGCGGTGATAGTCCTCTCTAGCCCGAGAGGGTCCGCGTCCGAGTAGATTAGTATCGTGTCGCCCACGGAGAATCCTATGTTCCTGTAGTCGGTACCAGTGACGTACACTCCATCGCTATCACTGTCAAATGCCACTAGCACTGCCTCTTGTGGCCCTATGTCTAGCAGGTCAGCTACCTTCTGGGCTGTGGTGTAGACTACCTCAGTGGGGTCGAGCGGTCTTGTCTCTCCCTCACCCGGACTGAATACCTGTGGCATTAGAGCCTCGCCTCCTCATCACGAGTAGCGAGGTTATACTCCATAGGCTTGTCGCATGAGCCACAAGTAGCCCTCCACATGAAGTGGAGCATACCACAGTGCTTGCATCTGGTACCTGAACCGATGTTCATCACATCAGACACCTCAGCGGTCCTAGCTCGTTGCTTGCGAGTAACCCCCTTGAGGGGGTTCTCAGCATTTATCTCATGCTTGTAGGAGATATCTGCACGCACGTCTTGCTTCTGGAATCTGCTGATGTCGTCTATGTCAATCTCTACTGACTCTAAACCCATGCATACCCCTCACCATCATGCGTAGTACGTCAATACAAGATACACATTGCCTAGCACTACAAGTGGTTCGGATGCGACCAAGGATGATGTCGATGCGGCATCCGTGATTGTAGTGTAAGCTGCGTTCAAGGCTGTCTCTGCCGAAGCCTCCGTAGAGAAGTCAGCAGGCGAGACAGGTCCCACCACTGCGAACTTTAACGTTAGATTTGCCATCTAGGTCACCGCCTTAATCAGCGCTTCCCTAGTGCCCACCAACGCCCAGTGTTTCCACTTACGCAATCAATTGTTATGGAACCGGGTGCAGCAGTAGTGACGATAGCGAATGCCCCGTCTACTCCACCTCCCGTGTTGTCCTCGGTATCACCGATAACATCCGCTGCAAGTATGTTGGATAGTCCTGTGACTATTGTCCCAGTGTCTACGCTGTCTGCATTCCATGTTCCGGTAACCAGTAATAGGTCTCCCAATGCGTGTGTTCTGCTGTCTGTTGTGCTACTAAATGCCATTATTCTTCATCTCCTGTTTCTATTGTTTCAACTGCCTCTTCAACGGGGATTTCCTCCACCGCTTCTTCGACTACTGGTTCTACGACTGGCTTCGGGTTCAAAACATCTTCCACCATATCTAGTAGTTTCATCTTGGTCTTGAAGCTGCCACTGACTTCTACCCCGTTTGCTTTCAACCAATCGGTAATTTTCGCCTTTGTCCATTCGGAGTCAGGTATGCCGTCATTCAATAGGTCGGCGTGTGCGCCTACTACTGTGAAATCAGGTCCGAGTCGGGCGCCCCAAAGGACTACCCACTCGTCGCTGACCTCATGCGCTACTCCCCTGACCCAGTCAGGCATAGAGGCATCGAGGTTACGACGCCTTTTCTGCGCTCCTGTGTAGGTTACTGTGGGCACTTACCCACCTCACGAATAGAAGACTAATACTTGTCCGCTAGTTACAGAGCCTGTAGCTTCCAGAGTGATTACTTTTCCGCTGAAGGAAAGACCAGCGGTCTGTCCGTTGTTTGCGGTAAAGGTAGTCATGAACGCTGCGGTGATTGCAGTGATGCCACCTGCAAGCGTTACTGTGTTGCTGTCTGCGATTGCTCCTAGGGTTAGGATAGCCATCTTTGGTGCTGGGTCGTATCCGTTTGCTCCATCGCTGTTTACTGCTGCGAAGGTGCCTACGCCACCACCGGGGTAGGTAACGTCTCCTGCTCCATCTAGGTATTCGGTCGTGTCATGTGAGCCCGCTCTGAGCTCCCATGCTCCTGTTACAGCGGCTGTTAGTGAGCCGCCTGCTGCTGTTGCTGTCAATTCTTCTGCCATATCATTTCACCTCTTTAATTCTCCACTTATGCTCTAGCCTCACTTGAGGTCACGAATGCTCCCCTGTGCTCCAAAGAAAGTAGTCCAAATCTCACCCATGGTTCGATAGAGACCCTCTTGGCCCAGTCTGTTGATTGCGAACGGGTCACCGGTCTCGATGCCGCTCTCGAAGTACTGCGTTGGTATTGCAGTGCTGAAGTATAGGTAGTCTGTGTCTAGGTAGTACATTCTGCTGATACCATCAGATAGCATGTCCTTGGTTGGGATGATTGGCACACCGTTGTAGGTTGCGACAATGAATCCTGCCTCAATACCGGGTACACCCTTCACACCGTTGTAGGTTGGTGTGACTCTCTTCTCCTCCATGAACCTCTGCTGGGACTGTAGCAATTGCTGAATCCTCATTAGAGTGTCATATCCAGTTAGGATAACCTTGGGGTTTCCACCACGAATCCAGAGCTTCTGGAACATCTCGTCCATTATGTCTAGTGTTAGGACTCTCTGGTTGGAAGCCTGAGCATCTGCCGCACAGGACATTTCTGCTTCGGACCACGAGTTAGCGGACCTGTCAATCGAGTAGATGTCTAGGTCTGTTGCTGCTGTTACGTGGGTGTTGCTGCTGGAGGTCTTCAGACCAGTTAGTCCAGAGCTTCCACCATCGTTTGCAGTGACTCTGTCAAGGGACTCGAAGTTGTTCCCAGCAGGTGTGTCTACATCTGTTAGAAGCATCTTGTTGACCATCTCAGCGTGGTGCTTGCCCATCTCTTCCTTCATGACTGAGCGAATGTCT